CAAGACTGTCACCGCGACCTACGCGGACGTGACCGTGCAGCTGACCGAGGCCAAGGGGAAGCTCACCGAGCTGACCTTTGCGCTGCGCGAGAAGACGGCCCTGCTGTCGGCGGCGGAGACGGAGCTCGTCACGCTGCGCGCGGACCGGGATGCCCGGCTGGCCGCGGAGCAGGTGCGCCTCGCCGCCGACCGGGAACTCGAGGTCGACGCAGCCATCGCGACGTGGGGCGTCAAGAAGGGCATCTCGGAGGCGGACAAGCCCGACCTCCTGGCGATGCTGACGTCCACCCCGGAGCCCTTCCGGCGGCTCTACCCGCCCGTTGCGCCGGCCGAGCGCTACCGGCTGCAGAACTTCACCGGCAGCAAGCCGGCCGACACGGGCACCAGCAGCGCGGCCGACGTCGAGGACGCCGGCACGCTGACGCTGTCCGACCTCATCACCCGCTACCACCGCGAGCACCCAAAGCTGACTCGCCAAGAAGCCGCCGCGGCCGTCGACAAGATGACGAAGCGCACGGGGGCCTGAAGGAAGAACCATGGCGAATTTCAACCAGATTGCCGATTCCCCCGTCACCGGCGGTGACCTCCCGTTCACCAACTTCGGCGTCACCGACATCCCCGCCAACCTCGGGGTCCTGCTCGATCCGAACAACGACTACGGGATCGTCCTGCCGTCTTCGGGCGGCGGCGTCGCGGGGTCCATCGGCGTGACCCGCGAGATCATCAAGGCTGGCACGACCGGCAAGGTCCGCGTGTACGGCACCAGCGTGATGAAGGCCAACGGCACCATCACCCGCGGGAACGAGGTCCAGATCTCGGACACCGCCTCGAAGCTCGGGTGGGCCAAGGCCAAGGGCGCCGGCATCGCGGGCTGCGGCGTCGCCCTCATCTCGGCCGCGGACACGGACCCGGTCCTGGTCCTTCTCAGCCACGCGGCGAACGCCTGATCGGAACGGAGACAGCTATGGCCAAGGTCATCAAGTATACGGACGCGGAGACGGGCGAGATCCGTCAGGTCGATTTCGTCGCAGGCACCATGCTCGCCACCGACAAGGAGGGCAAGGTCCGCGAGATCAAGATCGAGGAGAACAAGGACTACGCCAAGGAGCTCGCCATCCAGGCGAGCGACATGGACCGGCAGTACGGCCTCGGGCAGAACGGCATGCGCCTGATGGATCTCGGCACGGCCGACGTTCAGCAGGCCGCGCCGCTGCCGAACTACGCGTCCGGCTACCGCAACATGGAGGGCGTGGCGGAGGTCGTGTCCCCGGTCGTGGTCTCGCAGAAGCCCTCGGCGAAGTACTACGCGTGGGACGTCGATGACGCCTTCCAGGCCCTCGACAACCTCGCCACGGGCCCCGGTGGCGCCGTGCCCGAGATCAGCCCGCGGCTCTCGAACGCGAGCTACTCCACGCAGTCCTACGCCGTGGGCGGCTTCGTGCCGACCGAGGTGCAGACGGCGGCCGACTCGGCCATCAACCCGATGGTCAACCAGGTCCGCCGGTGCCAGCAGGCGCTCTACCTGGGGCGCGAGGTCCGCGTCTTCAACACGCTGATGAACGCGTCGAGCTACGCCGCAGCCAACAAGACCGACCTGACCGGCGTCGCCAACAGCAAGTGGAACGGCGGGTCGGCCTCCGATCCGGTCAAGAACCTCCACGACCTCATCGAAGCGGCGGCGATGGAGCCCACGGGCATCGTCATGGGCCGGAGCGCGTACAACGCGTTTCAGAGGAACCCGGCCGTCCAGAAGTTCGTGGCGTCGAAGATCGGCGCCAAGCCCCTCTCGTCGGTCGGTCAGGAGTGGAGCGCGCTGCTCGACCTGCCCCCGATCTTCGTCGCCAAGATGAAGGTCAAGGACAAGACCTCGGGCCTCCGCCGGTACATCTACCAGAACGACGTCCTGCTCTTCCGGTCCAACCCGGAGGCCCCGATGGACGGGCAGGAGATCTCGAGCTCCTACACCTTCCGGTGGACCGGCGACAGCACCTCGGACGGGCAGATGTCGGGGGGGTGGCTCATCCGCACCTTCTTCGATCAGAAGCGTGGCCCCCGCGGCGGCATGTCCGTCGTCGTCACGCACCAGGACGCGGAGATCCTCACCTCGGCGCTCTGCGGTGGCCTGATCATCGGCGCCCTGCAGTGACGCACGCGGCGGCGCTTTAGCGTCTGCCATTCCACGCGGCATGGGATCGCCGCACCCCTGAATCCCCACAACCCGAGGTAGCTCATGGCGGCAGGCGAAGGCTTCATCGTCGCGGCAGACTTGCGCACGCTCCTCGGCAAGCAGCTCTTCAACGAGCTCTACGCCGAGGACCCGGGCGAGGACGTGCCCGACAACCACCCGGCGGTGGTGCAGGTGCTTCGCCGCTCGCGCATCGTCATCAAGAGCTACCTCGGGCCCATCTTCACGGCGGCGGAGGCGGAGTTCCCGGCGGGCGAGCCCTCCGAGTTCCTCGCCTCCGCGCAGCTCGATCTCGCCCACGCGATGTCCTACGAGCGGCGCCCCGAGGTGGCCAAGGAGTACGGCCGCACCAAGGCGCTCGACCTGCGCAAGCAGGCCACGGTCACCATGGACAACCTGCGCGCCGACGTGCAGCGCATCCCGGCGGGCGACAACCCGCCGGACGCCACGACCCCGCGCACCTCGGGCGGCATCATCACCTTCTCGGGTAGCCGCATCCTGATCGACTCGCCGGATGGCACCTCCAACGGGGGGGACTTCTGATGCCCGTCACCTGCGAGTTCGACCTCTCGGGATTGCAAGCCGCGGTGATGCGCTTCGGCTACCTCGTGGACCGCTCGCTCGGCCCCGCGGTGATCGGCGCGGCGGAGGATGGCATCGGGCAGGTCAAGGCCAGCCACCGCTACAAGGACCGCACCGGGAAGCTCACGGGCACGGCCAAGGCCACACTGCGCCGCACCGGCCAAGGCGGCGCGATGGCCGAGATGCACTGGCCTGCGACGTACGCCCGCGTGGTCGACGAGGGCAGCCGGGCCCACATCATCGAGGCCAAGTCCCGCAAGTACCTGCGCTTCGTCGCGGCCAGCGGCGGGGCCTGCTTCGCCCGCCGGGTGAGGCACCCTGGCACCAAGGGCTACGGCTTCGCCGGGGACGCCTACCTCAAGGCCGAGCGGTCCCTCGAGACGCGCCTCGTTGTGGCCATCCACGACGCCGCGCGGGAGTGCCTGTCGTGAGCGTACAGCGCCACGGCGGACTCGCCTTCCCTGCCCCCGAGCAGGAGGGGGGCGAGGCCGCCGGAGACCCGGGGCTCACCGTCCTGCTCTCCTGCCTGCAGGCGGCCATCAACGCGCGCCTCGGCGCCGTGTGGGCCCGCATCCGCACAGGCACCGAGACGGTGCCCTGCCGCACCACCTATCCCTACGACCCGAGCGAGGGGGTCTTCAACCTCTCGCACATGCCCTCGCTCCACGGGTGGCGCGTGTCGGGAGAGACCGAGCAGATCGCGGCGGACTACCGCATCACGCGGGACAACCTCTGCCTGCTCTGGGTCTACCCGATCGCCAGGCAGGGCAACGCGGGCCTCCGCCACGCCTTCGCGGGCGCGGTCGAGAAGGTCATCAACGCCGTGTTGAAGCTCGGCCGCGACCCGGCCTGGGTCGTGCCCGGCGACCCTGACCCGAACGCGGCCACGCTCGGCTCGCTGCTCTGGACGCACGCTGGCTTCTGGAAGGCCGATGGCCGTCTCCAGTGGTCCCGCGTCGCGGTGGCCGGCACCACGGGCGACGACGCCACCCCGGGCGCCCACGCCCTGCAGGTCACCTTCGCCGTCGAGGAACGCCTCGTGGTCGTGGGCGATGACCCGCTCTCCGTGCGCGTCGACCTCGCCGTGGGCGGCGCCACCCCGCCCTTCGTCACGGATTCCCTTCTCCTCCTGCCGCCCTCCTGATTGGCGCGGCCGAAAGGCACCCATGCCCGCAAGGCCCCTCTCTGTCGTGTGCAATCCGTATTGCGCTCTCTCCGCGGAGGGCCTGCCTGCCGGGGCCTGCCCGCGGTACGACATGCCCTCCAGCCGCTTCGGCGGCGTCATCAGTTACGTCGGCGCCACGATCGACCGCAAGGCCTCGACCGACGACCACCGCGTCTTCGTGTTCGACGAGTCCCCGGTGCTCGTGGACGACCTGCCCGCCTACCGCACGGCGCTGCGCGCAGGGGACCTCCTGCCCGGTGACCTCGCCACGGCGAAGCTCGTCGGCATTCCCTTCGTGCCCCCCGCGGAGGCCCTCGCCGCCGCCAAGGCCCGTGCCGCGGCCCTCTACGCCGCGCAGACCGGCGAGCCGGCGCCCTTCCTCGATCCCCCCAAGGCGGCCCCCGCGGCCGTGACCGGAGACCTCTGATGGGTACGCAGATTCGCGTCCTGGGGCTCAACCCCACGGGCAAGGTGCCCGGCTTCCTGATGGCCGTGAACGTGGGGGTGGGCCGCGTCGATGTCGGCTCCATCCCGCGCTACCTCCTGCTCGTCGGCACGAAGCTCGCGGGGGGCAGCGTCTCCCCGGACACCGTCATCTCGGACGTCTATCCGAGCAGCGACATCGACAGCATGTTCGGGGCCCGCTCCGAGATGTGCCAGATGGTCCGGGCGGCGCAGAAGGTCATCGGCGTCCGCATCAAGGCCGCGGCGACGCTCGAGAACAGTAGTGCCACGGCCGCGACGGCGACCTTCACCATCACGACCAACGCGAGCAGCGCGGGCGTGCTCACCTTCCTCTTCGGGGGCGAGACCATCACGGTCGCCATCCCGAATAGCTCGACGCCCACGCAGCAGGAAGACCTCGTCGTCGCGGCCTTCGCGGCCAAGCCAAACATCCCCTGCGTCGCGTCCAACCCCTCGGGCACCGTCACCCTGACGGCCGCCACGAAGGGCGCCCGCGGCAACGACCTGATCATCTACTTCGACACCGCGGGGAACCCCACGGGCTCGAGCTACGCGCTCTCGACCACGAGCGCCGTGGCAGTCACCGCGCCCGGCGGCACGCTGTCGGGCGTCCGCTTCGGCGGCGGCCTGCCCTCCGACGACGTCACCAACGTTCTCGCGACGCTGGCCGGCAACGCCTACTTCACCACGGCCTTCGCCCACGGCGCGCAGGCAGCGGATGCGGCGAACGTCACGAAAATCAAGGCCTACAACGACGCCAAGGCCGCGCTCGGGTCGCAGCTCTACGAGCACATCACCTTCGGGACCAACCTCCCGGCGGCGGCCACCAACACCTTCGGCGCCGGCACCAACCGCCAGCGCATGTCGACGGCCGGCTTCCGCGGCTCGCCGTCGAGCCCCCCGCAGATCGCCGCGGCGTACGGCGCCATCCGCACGCAGTTCGAGCAACTCAACCCCAACTCGAACTTCAACAACGTGGCCATCCCGGGCCTCCTGCCGCAGCTCGCGGCGGCCGACCGGCTGTCCGGCGGGGAGACCGGGGAGCAGCAGACCGCCCTCGAATCGGGCGTGACGCCGCTGGTCACGCAGTCGGATGGCACGGTCACGATCGTGCGGGCCATCACCGGTCTGAACACGAAGAACGGGCAGTTCTTCTACAACTGCCTCGACGTGGGCGACGCGCGCTCCCCGGACGTGGCGAGTGAGCTTCTGCAGCTCGCCTGGTTCACCGAGTTCGCGGTGAATAACCCCTACGTGGCGCCGGACCCCGTGGATGGCGAACCGGATTGGCCCTCGGGCGTCGCGACGCCGAAGATCTGGAACAGCTACGGCAAGGGCCTGCTCGTCCAGAAGATCGCCCAAAGCTGGTTCGAGAGCGTGACCGTGTCGAGTGAGTTCGACCCGGTCAACAAGCAGATCGTCACGTCGATCAACGTCGAGGTGATGCCGAAGAATCACCGCCTCGCGGGCAACCTCAACCAGGTGGTGTCGTTATGGCCGTCAAGGAGATGTTCCGTATCAAGGGGGCGTCGTTCTACGCAGGGGGCAAGAAGATTGCCACGGCGGAGAGCGGCAGTTTCAAGATCAACGGGAACGACGAGCAGCACATCACCGCGGAGAACGTCA